GAAAGGGTGGCGCAACCCGAAAACCGGGGTGGAAGATCCATTCTTCCTCCGAGGCATTGACCCTCGGGTCGGCGACAACGCTGGCCGGCAGGGACGTCTTGAATTGAAGCTCTTGGAGTTTGGCACGGACGTGACAAAGGACATCCTCGAACGCCTCCGCAAGGGCAAGACGGCCACCCGGTGGGAGGTCGCCGATAACGTAGCCTCGCCGGAATACTGGAGGCACCTTGACTGCGAGCAAAAGGTCGCCCGCCTTTCCAGCGCCACCGGCCGAACAACGTGGACGTGGCTTTCCCGATCTTCAAAATGGCCGAATCACTTGGCCGACTGCGAAGTCATGCAAGTAGCCGGTGCAATTTTCCACAACCGCCTTCGCATGACCAACTCCGATGCAAACTGACCTCCTCACGACAAAGGAAATCGCCGCCATGCTTAAGCGGGCTCCGTCCTACGTCTACGCGATGAAAGCCCGAGGGTTCCCAATGCCAGGAGGTCGGGCGCGACTCACTGAGGCGTTGGCGTGGCTAACAAAACATCCGCAACCGCGGGCCGAACGCCGTCACGGGCGGAAATGAGCGAGGACGGTTCAAACCACCCATAGCGTCAACGCTCTGTTCCTGCGGACCTTCAATCGTGGCAGTTTCTTCTGTATTCGCCCGCGGTCTCTTGCGTCACGTCTACTCGACGGTGACCCACGGGGCCACGCTGCTCGACAAGCTCAACAGCCTCAACAACGAGGCCGTCCACGCGCTTGAGTCGGGCAAGATCTTGCAGCAGACCACCGGCAATGGGCGGTCGGTGACGTTCCAAGTCAATGGTTCCGAAGGCGTGACTCCCACAGACATGGCCGAGGCCTTCAGCCGTTTGCTTGACCTCTACGACGACGCGGTGACAGCCGGAAATGCGACTGATGCCAATCGCTACGGCTACATGATGGGACGGCTAAAACCCGTTCGTGCCTTCCGCAACGATTTCTCTAATCTGATGCGATGAAATTACTTGAACGCCTAGCCGCTGCGACTCGGTTCGTGGTTTCACCAAAAGCCCGGTACGAGGGAGCCCGCCAAACAACCCAGCGATCCACGCTGCACGGATCGGTTCAGTCGGCTTCGTTCGACATTGACCCATACAGCCGTTACGAGTTGGTGCGTCGGTCCCGGTACTTTGAGCGCAACAATGCGTTTGTGAACCGCATCGCTGACCTTTTTGAGCAGTACACCGTAGGGCAGGGACTCGCGTTCTTTCCGTCGTCGTCTGATACCGCATGGAATGCGACCGCGCTTAATTACTGGCGCGACTGGCAACGGTTCGCCGATCTATCCTCCCGCCTGTCGTTTGGAAGCCTTCAGGGCATCATTGCCCGGGCGCTTTTCGTCGATGGTGAAATTTTCATCATCCTCACCCGAGGCGAATCTGGAAACCCTCGCATCCAGTTGGTCGAATCCCATCGAGTCAAAAGCCCGCCCGCTTTGCAGGGTCGGACAATCATTGACGGCGTCGAGGTGGACGAACGAGGCCGGCCGGTAGCCTACCACATCACCAACGACGACGGCAAACGGCAGGACATTTTCCAGCGAGTCGAAGCCGAGTTCGTTGTCCATGTTTTCGAGCCGGGACGCCCGGGTCAGTATCGCGGACTCCCGGCGCTTTACCCGGTCATGAACGACCTTCACGATCTAGACGACCTCCAGATCTTTGAGATGCAAGCCGCCAAGGCTGCTTCCAAGGTCCAAAACGTCATTAAGACCAAAGAAGGCGAGGTCACCGACGACGATATCATCCGCGGAACAATCCTCGGATCCGACGGGGTGGAGCGGGCCGATTACTACAAGGACGTCTTCGGTGGGGAGGTTGCTGTTCTTAAACACGGGGACGAGTTCAACCAGTTCCAAGTCGAGCGCCCGTCTGCTGCGACCTCGGGATATTGGGACTACCTCACCGCCAAGGTCTGCGCTGGCATTGGAATCCCGAAGGAGATCGTGCTGCCTACCTCGATGCAGGGAACCTCGATGCGGTCGGTTCTCGACATTGCCAACGCCTTTTTTCGGTCCCGGTCTTTCGTGATCGCGGACCACCTTCGCCGCGTCTACGAGTACGTCATTGAAACCGGGATCAAAACGGACCCGTCAATGCGTCCGGCACCGGCTGATTTCTATCGGTCAACGTTTCGGTCTCCTCGGTCCATCAATGTGGACGTGGGCCGCAATTCATCTGCCGCAGTCAACGAGTTCAAGTGCGGCATGAGAACGCTTCAGAGTATCTACGCTGAGACCGGTGAGGACTGGCGCGAGCAACTGCGGCAAAAGGCGGCAGAAATTGCTTATGCCCAAGAACTCGCTCAGGAGTTCAACGTGGATCGGGCCGAGATTATGACTCTTGACCCCAACGAGCTTTCGAGCAACAACGCCGCAGCAACAAACGCGTGAAAAACTGGTACGAGATCAAAGCACAAGCCCAATCGGATCAACCGATTGAGGTTCTGATTTACGACGAGATCGGAGGCTGGGGAATCACGGCTGCTCAGTTTGTGCGCGACGTCAAAGCCCTCGGCAATGGTCCGATCAATGTCCGCATCAACTCGCCCGGCGGGTCGGTGTTCGACGGTCTGGCAATTTACCACTATCTGTCGTCTCGGCCTGACGTGACCGTCACCGTGGACGGCATTGCTGCCTCAATCGCTTCAATCATCGCCATGGCTGGCGCCAAACGCGTTATGCCGGCGTCGGCTTACCTCATGATCCACAACCCGTGGACTGGGGCCATCGGTGACGCCAATGACCTCCGCGAACAAGCCGATCTCCTCGACAAGTTGGGCGAGACCCTCGCCGGGATCTACTCGAAGGTGACCAAGAAGGGCAAAGAAGCTATCCGCGCCATGATGGACGCGGAAACTTGGATCGACGGCACCATGGCTCTGTCTGATGGATTCATGACCGACCTGACCGATGCCAAACCCATTTATGCCTCGGTCCGTGCCGACCGATTCGCTTGCACTCCGACCGCCTTGGTTCAGGCCGCAGCGCCGTCTGAACTCATGGTTGATGACTGTGTCAGTTGGAACGATTCAACCGGCACAGCTTACGGGGAAATTCTCGAAATCAAACGCGAGGGCACTCTTGAACTGCCAGACGCTGGAATCCTAGTCACCGCTTCCGCGGCCGATCCCGCTGCCTTGATTCAGCGGCATCAACCCATCCCGGGGACGGACGCTTTCGTCGAGGGGGACATTCTCGTTGGACTCAATTTCTCCCAACTGACCAAGGTCGAAGGACTCAAAATTGTTGAGACCGAGTACAAGGACTCTGTGGTTGGTGACGTCCAAGCCGTTTCAAAGACCGCGCCTCAAGCCGCTCGCAACGCATTTGACAAGGGCGTCAAACAGGTCGAGGACGGCAAAGGTGGGGACGGACTTGAACCCGCGACCGTAAAGGAAGCCCGCAGCCTCAAGGCTGGCGAGGCACCGACCGAAGCAAAGATCCGCAAAGCCTATCGTTGGTGGGCTCGCAATGAGCGGTTCCTTGAAGCCGAGGTCGACAGCCCGGCTGACGTTGCTGGCAATCTTTGGGGCGGTGCTGCTGGCCGTGACTGGTTCCGCGCTCTGTACGCGCAACTGGAAGCAGAAACGGAGTCAAACAAAACAACCGAGACTGACCAAAACAACACCGAAACCATGCAAAAACTGCTCCAGAGTCTGACCGCCGCCGGTTTGATCTCCTCCGTTGACCTCGCCGAAGACGCCGCGGTCGCTGAGTTTGAGACCAACTTCGCCAACTTCGCCAAGGCCAAGGCCGACGCTCAGGCCTCGTTGGACGAGATCGCCAATGCCAAGATTGTTGCCACCGTCGAGGCTGCAATCGCTGACGGGCGCATCATGGCGAGCGGCAAAGATGCTTGGGTTGCCCAGATCAAGTCCGACGCCAAGGCCTCCGATTTACTGGCTGTCATCCAAACGATGAAGCCCGGATCCGACCCAGTCGGCGCTCCGGTTTCCTCGGGCGAAAAAGCCTCCGATCTTCGCGCTGAATTTGCACGGATCACTGATCCCAAACAGCGCACTTCTTTCTGGTCCGCGAACAAGGCCCAGTTGCTTCAACGGTAAACTCACACACCCAAACACACCATGGCTAATACCCTCGACTCCGGCCTGAATGGGACGCTCATCTCCCAGGCGGGCCTAGACGCTTTCGTCGGAGCTTTTGCTCCCATGCAAGCATTCACCACCGACTTTGACCCGGCTCCGGCCTCGAAGTCTGACACCATTCAAGTGCCGTATGTTCCGGCCGCTTCTGCCGCCGCGGACTTTTCCGGCACCTACACCCGTCAGGACTCCACCCTGAACAAGCGCACGATCACCTTGAACAAGCACAAATTTGTGTCTTGGTTCCTGTCCGACGTCGCGATTGCCAAGTCGCCCGTGGTGACTTTGGAGCGCTTCGGCACCCAAAAAGGCTTTCAGCTGGCCAAGGCCGTGTTCCAAGACATTCTGTCTGCGGTCACCAGCACCAACTACGGATCTGCCGCCCACACCGGGGTTGCTGCGAATTTCGACTACGCCGACGTGGTTGACATTAAGGACGCGTGCGACACCGCTGATATGCCCGAGATTCCTCGGTCGCTGGTTCTTGGTTCTTCGTACTACAACGCCCTGTTGAAGGACTCCGTCATCAAGGACGCCGCCGCCCTCGGTGCGACTGCAAACCAGACCGGCTCCCTCCCGAACCTGTCCGGCTTCATGACCTATCGGTCCAGCCTGATCCCGGGCAACTCGCAGAACCTCGTAGGCTTCGCCGCTTACCCTTCCGCGCTAATCACCGCGATGCGTTACCTCCAGCCCGCTGGCCGCAGCCAAGACGGGGTCTACCGCCCTGTGGCTGACGAGAAGACCGGCATCACCCTCGGCTACCGCGAGTTCTACGACAACGATTCTGGAAACGTGGTTGCCGTGCTGGAGTGCTTCTACGGCTACGCCCTTGGCGAGGCCTCCTCGTTAAAGCGCATTATCTCGGCCTAATCGCCATGCGCCTCGGAATTCTCATCGTAGACGGCAAGGTCGTTTCTGGACCCGCTTTGGCCTCACAGGTCGAATCGGAATTCAAGGCGACCGTGCATTCTGGGGGCAACGGAATCGGCACAATCGAACTTTGGTCTGAGGACCGAGGCCGCGAGAAGCGCCACAAGTTCCCGGGATCAATTCCCGCCCCGGTGCCAGACAAGCCGCGCAAAAAGTAACCGAGCCAATGAACGCAGCCGATACGGCACTTGCTTACGGATTCACCACCTTGCTGGCAACGGCAGGGGACACGGTGACATTCCGAGGTGCGTCCGTGTCGGCTGTGATTAACTGGGTTCCGTTTGACGAAAAAGCCTTTCCGAACAATCCGGATTTTGACCGCGAGTCAACCAGCCGAGTCGAGTTTGTCGATGGGGCGGTGTCTCCAGATCCGAAGGTCGGGGAAGTCATCACGCAGGGGAGCAAATACCACCGCATCCAATCTGTTCGTTACAACGGGCTGGCTTGGATGATGGATTGCGAGGTGACGACGTGACTCTGAGCTTTGAGACCAACCTTGCCGAGTTCAACGCTGCGTTGACCCGTTACGCCGCGCTGTCGAGCAAGGGAGCGGCCGAGGCCGTCGCCAAAAAGGGAGCCGACTTCGGGTTCCGCCTTTCGCGCAAATTGCTGGCGCTTGCCCCAAGCAAAGGTTCCGTCCGAGAAAGCCGCCTTGCCATCCTCGCTTCAGGTGGAGGACTCAAGATCCGCGACAAGATTCGTCAAAGAGTCTACTCCAAGTTGGGAGTGTCTCAGACCGCCGAAGGCCGAAAACTCCGCATGGGAGGCAAGAGGTTATCCGCTTCAAAACTGATCGGTGGAAAGCGCCTCAATCTCCAAGCTTTGCTGGTCCGCGCCGAACTCAACACCCGCGAAAGTGGCCGAGGGTTCTCCGCGTTGTCTGCCCGGTACAAATCACTTTCTCAGCAACTGGCCGCTGACCGATTCGGTGAACAGCGCAAGAAGATCACAGACCGCTACAACCGGCTTGTGTCTCAGGTCGGTTTTAAGCGGGACGCTGATTCCGCAAGTTTGACTTTTCAGTGGGGCGGCAATGAGTCATCCGGCAAACTGGCCGCATCACTCCAAAAGCCCCGCCAGCAAGCAGCAATCGCCGACGCGCTTAACGAAGCCCGGGCCGACATGATGGAATACATCATCCGCAAACAAGCCCAAGCCGCCCGGACGATGGCTATTTGACCCATGCTTTCCCTCGCATCCATGCAGTCAACGGTGGCCGCGGAAATCAATGCCAACGCGTTCTTTTCAAGCGCCCCAAGCGTGCTCTGCATTTCCGACGACGGGCTCCAGGACTCTGCCATCGAGACCCAACTCCGGTCCAAAGGCTGCGTGGTTGTAATTCCTCCGATTCTTCGGGCAATGCGCCGAGACATTGGTGGCGGCAAGCTGCTTCTGGACGCCGAGATCGTGGTTCGAGTGCTGGTCAACCCGCACGTCAACACGGCGGCAGGAGGGGCCAACCGCAACGTTTACTCGGCCGTGGCTGCAGCGACTCAGGCCGTCCTGTCGTGGGTTCCTGCCACCGTCGGGGACCGCCGTTTTGAGACCTCCGAGGACTTCCTCCAGATCGCCGTAAACGACACTGGCCTTCTCGGTTACCACTTACTTTTCACGAAACTTTCCACCCTTAACTGACCTCTAAAACCCCATGAACACCGCTTCAGTTATTCTCGGCAACCACGGCTTTTTCTTCCGCGATGGCGGCAGTTTCACCGTTCCTTCTGCCGGCACCGCAAGCCGAACTGTCAAACCCGGAGCCGCTGACACCGGATGGATTGACCTTGGCATTTTGTCCGAGGCCACCATTCAGCACGAACGCGAAGAGCGCGACATCTTCGCCCCGACCCCGGGCGTGATGCGTCTCTATGACGTCATCGAGACCAAGCGCCAGTTGTCCATAAACCTGACCGCTCAGGAACTCAGCCCGCTGGCGTTTGAGTTGATCTTCGGCACGCTTGCTTTGACATCGGCCTCGACCCAGTACAACCCGCTGGAAGGTGCGACCAAGAAAGGCTGGCTCAAACTCCAGCAGTACAACCAAAGCGATGCGCTCGTCAACACCATGGACGTCTACGTTCAGATCAAGGTTTCTGGCGAAATCAGCTTCAGCGACAACGTCGTCACCGCTCAGTTTGAGGCCCGAGTTCTGCACAGCACGCTGAACACCGGCACTCTGGCCTAACCAAAAAACGCCATGCCAGCCGATTTTATCACGCCCGGCTTGGCCGCGGCTTGGACTGTTTCAGGCCCGACGGCTTACGGTGTTCCTTCAAGGTTCACCGCGGCCGTTCGGGCGCAGTCAAACCAGACGATTGGCGCGACTCTCACCGGCACGTTTGACTCGGTAAATTTACAAGGGACACTTGCAACGGTTTCGGGCCGTGCGGTCTTGCTGACCCTCCAATCGGTCACGACCACGAACGGCATTTATGTCACCGGGGCCGGTTCGGTTTCGGTGGACATTACCGCATCGTTTGGTGGTGGCACCAAGG